GTGAGCAGTGTGTTTCACATGATAATAGCGTGGGGATGACGTGCGCTCTGGACTCAAAGCACTATCGCTATCTGGCTCACGACAACACCAACCAGGGAGCGAACGTTACTAACCGCCATGTTAAGTTCTTCTCGTCGGCTTTTATTGATAATGGAAATGACGGGATTGAGTTCGGGTCTGACGTAGGAGAAGCCCACGATTGCATCTTCTATGGGAACACAGGCTACGGAGTAGGTGGTTCCGACTCCGACACAATTCTCACGAATTGTGCTTTTGGATCCAACACGGCGGGGGCAAGAGAGTTTGCTCCCAGCTTTGAGGTTGGGGGGATTACGTTGACGGCGGATCCGTTCACAGACAACGCCAACGACGATTACACAATCAATAATACAGCAGGGGGCGGTGCCCTGCTCAGGGCTGAGAGCACCAACTGGCTGGGGGATTACCAAACCACCAACCAGGATGTTGGCCCAATACAACACACCGAGTCGGCGGGAAGCGGAAGTAACGAACCCCCAACAACAACCAACGTAATGATCACATCGCCCTGGCTATCAGCTGGCTACTGATCTCAACTCTTTAGTGCTCGAAGGATTCTCATGTACACAGTAACGCACCAGACCGCAGCCGGGACGGATCTTGGAATCATCAATTTGACCGGTAGTGCTTCGGTTCGTCTGTATCTGTACGACCTCATTCTTGGATCGGACGCAACACCTGCCGACGCTGCTGGTGAGTTTGTCGTCAACCGGTCTACTAGTGTTGGGACGGGCGGAACCGCTTTGACCGAAGTGAAGCTCGACCCATTGACGGTTAATGCTGCGACTGGTGCTGCGGTTGGCGGGACATTCTCTGCTCAGCCATCAGACGGCAGCGACTTGTTGATGATTGGTTTACACCAACGGGCGACGTACCGCTGGGTGTGTGCTCCTGGCGGCGAATTGATCTCGACGGCATCTGCCAACAATGGTTTGTTCTTGCGTACGGTTAATCACACCGGCACGCCGAACATCAACGCCACCATGATGTGGAGAGAGTAATGAAGGAAGCTGGGCACGTCACGATTATTGACCCCGGTGCAGACAAGCCTATCGCCACGCATAAGACACTCCAGTGTGTTCATTGCGGTGGGCATTGGGAAGTCAAGCCGGGAAGCGGAAGAGTGCGGGGGTTTTGCATGAACTGCAACGGCCATGTGTGCGGACCGCGATGTTCAGAGTGTGTCCCTTTTGAGAAGCGATTGGAAATCGAGGAAGGCACACGCAACCCGACAGCAGTCTCAGTAGGAGTGAGTTGTGTCGTTTGAATACGCTGTTGCCGCAAGCGTGAGCGATGCTTACGAGGACTCGATTGGCAACGTCACTCTCGACAACTCCACCGATACGATCACTCAGAATGAATGGGTTGGGTTTCGGTTTCGGGTCGACCTCGATTCTTCGCATATCCCGTCGATCAGTGACGTGTGGCTCAAGGTCCATGTCTCAGGTGCAGATGACCCGGCTGTTAATGTCAACGTAGAAGACGCAGATAATTCCGCCGTCTTTACTACCACGACGGAAGACGTCTCGGGTAGAACACTCACCGGAACAGTCACTTGGGACCAGACAGGGATCGGCAGTGGGTATCAGGATAGTCCGAGTCTGCTTACTCCGTTCACTGACGTTTTGAGTCGTCCTGGCTGGTCTGCTGGAAATTACCTCACGGTTACGCTTGATGGAACCACAGCCGCAAGGGAGTTGGGGGTCACCATGTTTGAGGGGAACCTCCCGGCCATCTTGTTTGTGCAGACTCCAGACCCAGATGACGGCGGAAATCCTGGATCGTTACCTCCGAACAATGTGGGCATCCAAGCGTTCCATCGGCAGATCTACATGATCCCAAAGACTCTTAGCGGTGGTGTGTTCTAATGCAGCGAGTCCCCTTATTTCTCTATCAGGGGATCACCTCGCAAGCACTCTTGTACGACTCGGTTTCGGCTGACGAAACATTTGAGTGGTATGTCGAGACGACACTCCCGCCGACTATGTTCGCCAGAGCACAGGCAATGCCCTGGCTCTATCCTGATGAGTCTCGAACTCCTATCGGAGAAATAGGTCTCGCTTACGGCGGGGCGTCATTACCATTCGGTCCGCCAATTGTTGTGATCGAAGGCGGCTCGTTTCATGTCGAGATTGACGAGTCTGCGGTTGTTGAGGATGACGCGGACGGGCACAAGTTCTCGTGGTGGGTTCCACAGAATGAACCTGTCCGAGTCCCAACTCCCTTGTCTCTGGGTGTGCTCGATGGCAACGAGATTATCGTTGAGCCGCCGCACGTCATCACTGGCGGTCCTTTCTATCTATTCTGTCACGCAACGACTCGGTCGTCTTTGCATGACGCAACACTGAGTCGGTCGAAGCTCGAATGTGTCACTACAGCACGTTCTTACCTAGATGATCAGAAGCTCTACGGTATGCCGTTATCTAACACCCAGCGAGTCATTCGCGAGAACACGACCGCACCGTTCACTGCCTACCTTAAGGACCATGACGGTGTCGCACTCGCTGCAGCAGACATCACAACCCTCACGCTGACGTACTACGATGAACGGACTGGCGAGGTTATCAATAGCCGCGACTCGCAAGATGTGCTCAACACCAACAACGTAACGGTACACGCGACTAGCGGACTTGTGACCTGGACAGTCCAACAAGCTGACGCAGTTCTTGTTGGCGATGGTGTTGAGGTTGGCCGCACCGAGAGGCACGTCGCACTGTTTCAGTGGACGTACGACAGCGGCAATCAGGCCGGTAGTGATGAAGTGAACCTCGACATTCTCAATGTAGGCAAGGTCTGATGTACGACTACAAGATGCTGAAAAAGATTGTCGGTGAGTTCCTGGGATACCAGAGGGCAGACTGGACTGCCGAACAGGAAGAGGAGATCAACCTTTGCGTCCAAAGGGGCTACACGCAATTTCTCTATCCGCCGCCTTTGAAGGATCGTGGTAAGAGTCACCAATGGCGATTCCTGAAACCGACGATCCTCATTGACACCGAGGCGAACGTGGGTGATTACGATCTCCCACATGACTTCGAGAGGCTCACCGGCGAGATCACTTACACAGCAAACAACACTGGCATTCAGGAGATCAGCGAAGTCAGCGAGGGTCAGATTCGAGATCTTCGCGGACGGTCAGCCACCACTACCACATCGTCTTACCCAACGATGTGTGCCACGCGGCCCAAGCCGCACGACGGCGTGGACACTCAGGGATGGGAGTTGATGTTATGGCCAACACCATCAGGAGTGCTCACTCTTGAGGCTCAGGTTGCCGTCATTCCCTTACCGCTGAGTGACGACAGGCAGGTCCCCTACGGCGGGCCTCATCACGCCGACACCATCTTGGAGAGCTGCCTCTCTATCGCAGAACAGTACCTAGAAGACAACGCAGGCGTCCACACACTCAAGTGGAAAGAGCGACTCACCGCCTCGGTGGATGCCGATTCTCGCACGGCATCAAACAAACTGGGCTACAACGGAAACGGCCCCATGCGAGTGTCGCGGCGGCGTGCTAATCGCACGACCTACAAAGGAACTCTTTACGACTAAGGATTAAGCATGTCACGAATGTTCGACGCTGACCAGATTAGCGACGGTGTACTCGTCACCAGTCGTGCCAGGGGCCACATTGTGGTCATCGGCACTACGGTTCCAACTGACGCATCCTCGGGCTATGCACCTGGGTGTCTGTTTATCGACATCGACTCGGCTGTGGTGTACGTCAACGAAGGTACTAAGACGTCATCTGACTTCGACGCAGTCTCGACCGTATGATCAACTACTCCACCATACTCTGGCCGAAAAAAGGACTCGACATTGACGAGTCCTTTCATTCGCAACGCGAAGAAACGACGCCCGACTGTCAAAACGTCATGTCGTACGATCAGATTTCGTCGCGTAGGCGTGGCGGTCAGAGGGGTGGATTGGTTAAGTACAACGCATCGCAAGTCAGTAGCTCCAACAAGCTGCAGGACATTGGACACGTAGTGACGTCCAACACGTCGTCACTGAGTCCGACTGCAGTGGTCCACCGTAACGTCTATGCGTACGCGGTCGCCAATGGGACGGTGGCTAGGTTTACTGGCTCATCCATGACGACAGCCTCGGGCGGGTCTTCAGCACTGGACGCAAATGCACCCGCCATCTTTTCTGCGTCACTATTTGGTGTGGTCTATTTTGCAGACGGAACAAACAAGAAGACGTGGACTCCTGGAACCAACACCGTAGGAACCTGGACCGAGAGTGCTGGAACTCTTCCTATTAACGGCAGTGACCGTCCGCGACTTATCGAGCTTTATCGTCAGAGGATTATCCAGAGCGGCCTCAAGGGCGATGGGCACAACTGGTTTGCATCCGCACTTGGAGACGCCACTGACTGGGACTACAGCCCAGCCACGACGGTCGAAACTCAGGCAGTCGCTGGGAACAACGCTGATGCCGGGAAGGTGGGGGACCTTGTCAACTGCATGGCACCCCATAATGACGATCTCCTCATCTTCGGGTGTGATTCGTCGATCTGGCAAATGACTGGCGACCCAATGGCTGGCGGTCGAATTGACAGTGTCAGTCAGACCACAGGAATGGCGTTCGGTCGGCCTTACTGCAAGACTCCCGATGGGGTGATTTACTTCATTGGGTCTCGCGGTGGTCTTTGGCGAATGGCTCCCACAGTGTTGCCGTTTCGGGTTAGCGGCGGTCGGGTGGACTCGCGTCTGTCGGATTACGACTTCGATTCCACTATCGTCCGAATGGCGTACGACGATGCAAGGCAAGGCGTGTGGGCGTTCTTCACACCACTCGACGGGTCTGCCACGACGCATTACTTCTACGACTTGCGGACCGAGGCATTTCTTCCGCAAGTTTTCGCAAACGCTAATCACAATCCAACAGCGGTCACCGTCTATGATGGCGACACAGCTGCAGATCGAGTGATGTTGCTTGGTGGGTACGATGGGTACATTCGTTATGTCAGCGACTCCGCCAAGGATGATGACGATACAGCAATTAGCTCGCACATCTACCTCGGGCCGATCAAAAGTCGAGGACAGGCCCGCACAATGCTTCGAGAGATTCGGGCAGTTCTCGATGCCGACTGTGAAGTCAACTACGAGGTCTATGCTGGAGACTCTGCTCAGGCGGCATTCGAGGCTACCACTCCCCGCCTAGATGGAGTCTTCTATGGCGGCAGAAGCAAGGCCGACAGACGGCGATGCCAGGGTCACGTCTTCTACATTAAGCTGAAGAACAGTCGACTTGGTGAATCGTGGGCGATGGAGACACTCCAAATTGGACGCAAGCCGATAGGCAAATCTCGCGACAGGATTCCTGAGTAATGGCTTCAGACTTCCAGGTGATTCGACTCACCGTCAGAGACGCCAACTTGCGGGTTCGGAGAGCGTTTGAGCAACTACAGCAGCTCGTCGCTGATGTCATTAACGGCAACACGACCATCTCGCTCCCCGACACCGGAAGCGGACCCCCTGGCGGCAAGCCTCGTGTTAAGGTGACCGACCTTGACATCAATCAACAATCGACGGTCGGGGGGCCGTGGGAGTGCGTCATCATGGGAGTCACTGCCAGCCAGAATCTTGACATCTCGATGTGGTCTGCGGTAACGCAAGGGGTGGGGACTATTAGCTAC